TGTTGTTGCGAGTTTTTGAAATTAGAGGCCTCATTGGCATATTCCATCAAGCCGCGTGGCTGTACAACGGGTGGCATTGGTATATTCATCTTAACCTCAGAAATTCAATTTTTGATTATTAAAACCAAATGCGTTTTGGTTCATATAATTGCTGTTTGCTAAATTAGTCGCACCACCACCCCCGCCTGCTGTAGTTGTGCCGCCACCACCATATGCCAAACCTGCGCCGATTCCTTGATTAACTGCATTACCGATGCCAGTATACATATTAGCTTGGTTTTGCCCTTGTGCTTGTGCCAAACCGCCTTGGGTATTGCCAAGATTTGTTGCAACACCCGCTAAAGCGCCAGCGCCTTGCATAGTGTAACCGCCTTGAGCGCCTGCGGCTTCTTGTCCTCGCCCTGCCATTGTTTGCAATCTATTAAACGTATTACTTTTATTGCTTGTATCACGCGCAAATGCGTTCTGATAAGCGTTTTGAGCGCGTTCCCATGCGCCTTGGTAGCCGGTAGATGCTTGCCCCTGTGCATAATTATTAACGTCTTTTAATTGACGGCCAGAAAGCAACGAACCACGAGCTGCTGCTGAATTACCAAGCGATTGTAAGCCCTGCTCAAGTTGAAACTTATAACCTGGCGTAGCTTGTAGCTCTTCCAAACTATTAACCATAGGCGTATAACCTGGATCTTGCTTATACTGCTCCATGCCATAATTTTGTGCTAAAGCGCCATATTGCGGATTAGCTTGTGCTTGCGCTTGCTTAGTCGCGGTATATTCTTTTTGTGCTTCGGCATAGGCGGGCGTTTTGGAAAAAACATCCAGCCCATTATTCTTAGGATTGTATTTTCTAAGCAAACTATCCCAGAGAGGATCTTGAGCTTTGCCGACTCTGCCGGTCTTTGGCGCTATTTCATTAGCACCCCCTAAGCCCATTTGTAACGCCAAGTTATTGAGTGCATTACCTCCCACCGTTGAATAAGGCTGCAAATCACTTCGAGCTGTCTTAACGCCTCCTTCAATATCTGCTCTAGCTTGTGCCGCTGCTGCCGCTGCTGCTTCGCCTGCCTTTTTATTGGCTGAACCTTGAGCCGATGAGCCTGCCATTGATGCGCCTGCTGATATTGCTGAACCTGCCACCACTGCTGCTGCTACCATTTTAATCTCCTAACCATTTTGTGTAATAAGTCTCAACGGGTTGAAACTTTAAGTATTTGAATAACGGACTAGCATCAGCATGTAGTTTAGAACCTACAAACCAACGGTCAACGCCTCTGCGTTGTAATTCTTTTTCGACAAACTTAAATAATTTAATACCAAGCCTGCCCTTTCTCATATCCTTACGAATATAAAATATATCCATCTGGCAAGTGAGGCAAGTCGAGTAATGCAATCCTGGTGCAATAAAGCCTATAAAATAGCCTATTATCTCACCTGCTTCTCTGGCTGTAACAAATAATAACTGGCCCTCTGCTTCACGCCCAAAATAGATATTATACTGGGGCGACAATGGCACTTTATCTTGATTTAAAGCCAGTTCTTCATAATGATGATGCAATAACGGCTCAAATTCTGGCAGGCATTTCTCAAAAGATTCTATTGCAAAAGTAATCATCGCCCTGTCCTTATATCAATCACTAAGTGGATTCTATCATCAGCACTGTTATTAATAACTTCGTGATTCAGTTTATTATTAAACCACCAGCACTCACCTGTACCCATATAAACTTGCTCATCCCCTGCAATAAATACAACGCCTGGGGATGACTGCAAAACAATATGAAACCGAGAGTAATAATCAGCATGTGATGGCGTATCTTCATGGGGATAAATGCGCCCCCCTGGTTTTATTTTATTAATGATACAACGGCCAAGACGCTCGCCTTGCACATTAGCCATTAAGCCCATAATAAGCGGTCTAGATTCATGCAAAAGCTTATACTCTGGTCTGTCTATGTTTTCGTGCTGATCGAAGCCCACAGCATGATTTTTTAATTGCTCTTCCGTTTCAAAAACCGAGATAGGTGGGAATCTCAACATGATAGATTCACAATCACCGAAAGGCCCTTGTGGATAATCTCTCAGGTAAGTATCTTCTTTCCATAGTTCAGGCTGTCGCTTAATGGCTAGTAATAATGGCAAGACATTAATATTTGATGCTAATAATTGGAAATTATTCATACCACCCTCTGCATAACCACTGAGCCATTCCGGTAAAAGCCATATAAAGGCACACCACCAGCCGATGCCGCTGCATCATTAACATAATCGCTTAGAGCTACATTGCTAGATGGCAAAGAGCCTAGATAAAGCGTTAGCTGTGAGAAGTAATTAACCCATGCCACCGAGCTTATATCGAATGGCTCTCTAATAGGCGCTTGTGGGATCTTCAAGACATTAGCTCCGCAGCTTCTATAATAGCGGCAATAAGCACGACTTTAATAGGATCAGTAATTCTAACCTTGAATAGAAAATCACGTGCATGGCCCAGTCTTCGCCATTCGGCACGTTTATAATTCTGTCCGGCTGCACCCAGTGTCGTCCACTTCTCATTGCCATAAACTTTTCCGCCATCTCTGCTTATTTGTAGCATCACTGTAGGCGGTGTATTAGCACCAACGCCACCCTCCATATCTATTCTAAGCCGTCTGATGGTCATATTGTTACGACTTGCTGCAAAGACATGGCCACTTATTAGTTCACGTTCAATAGGTTGTCCATTGTCAGTAAAAACATCCGGATCTAAAATATAGAGCTGTCCATCATTATAATCCGAAACGATGAACTTAGTATCAAAAGAACAGCCTATATCAGCGGTATGGCGGCTAATACCCCATGACTTGAGCTGTGACCACGCATTAGATGAAAAGTCGTATAGCCATGTTTTTTGCTCTTCAATAAAGGTAATCTGATAAAACGGACGACCATTTAAATAGTACCCAAATCCAACGCAATTAGTAGGTGTGTTGTAGTTATTAATAATATAGTCAATATCGGTATTGCTTATCGGGCTAACTTGATAACCTTGTAACTGACAGATAGACAAAGCGCCCTGCTTATTTCTAAATAGCCCGGTAGAGAATCCATTAGCATAAGACAATGACCATCGAGAGGCTAAACCTGAGTTAGTGGGCGCAACTTGTACACGGCTGAATGGAAAAAGAGCCTCGCCTGTGTTAGCCCATAGCTCCACGCTACTTGTGCCAAACAACGCCAGATAGCCTTTGTCGGCTATCACTGCCACAAGATTGTCAGGGTTAGACTCAGCAGTTGCATAGTTCAAGCCATCCCAATTTAAGCCGTCATAAACTGTAGAGATATAGAATTGCCCACTGCTGACTCGATTAGTTATGAAATAACCATCAAGAAAAGTAACCGTATCAGCTGCATAAGGGATTGGATTGGCCCCAGTTGTGAGTACATTGGTAATAGCATGAGATACCGCATCATAAATATAAACGGCTGTGCCTGTGGCTATACAGAGCTGGTGGCCAACACTGCCATTATTCGCCATGCTGACATAACCTTCAATATCGGTTGGCGATAACGTATACATAACCGATGTGCCATCGCTCTGCACGATGATTAAGTTACCACGTTGAACAACACATAATATATTGAAAGCTTCAAACCAGTGCATGCCGCGCGTAGGTGATGCGCCAAGGTTAGTAAACAAGTTCAGCCCTGGTGTGTTATAAGCCACCACCTGCGTTTTATCTAAATCGGCTTGGATGTCATAGTATAAGTTTATCCTATGAGCCGCTGTGATGTTAGGTGATTTAGACTGTTGACCGAGGCCGAATAGCTTAATTTCTGGCATTAACGATACCTGTTAATAAGTTGGCTTAAAGGAATGTCGCTTAGTTTATCACCTGCCAGCGGGTAAGTATCCCGCCTTTGTTGCATATTCATGCCCATTCGGTCTTGTGTTGCGCGTGCTTGTGCTTCGCCTGTTAGGCGTTTATACGCTTCCATTGGTGAATAAGGCGTCACTCTATGCTTTAATCCATAAGTAGATACAAGGTCAGATAAGTCTTTAAAATCTGTGCTTTCTGGGTATTTTTCATTAAATACAATGCGTGGTTGACTGCCCAAATCTCTAGCTTCTCGGGATGGCAACATATCAAACAAGCCCATTTCTTCGTAATTCTTAACTGCTTTATTTTCTAAAGACATTAAATCTAAATAAGGAGATTTCTTTTTAATAGCTTTTAATTCTTGAG